TATTAGTATATATATTCATTAATTTATAATTTTTGATAAAGTTCCTTTGTTGTCGTATCTTTTTATTCCAAGATCAACTGGTTTTAATTCAATTTTATTAACAGGTAAATACCTATGTTTATTGCAGGCCATTAAAGCTAAGCCAGAACTAATAGACGCATCGTGTGTTGTTCTATTGTTTATATTAAATTTAGCCCAATCTTCTAGAGTTCTTTGAAAATACACGTCTCCATAACCTGTTTCTTTTAATCCTACAAAGTGCTCTATATAAGTTTCTATAGCAGAAGCATGTGCTTGTTTAATATCTTCACTTGAATTAGGTATACCACCTATTTCTCTTTCTGTTACAGATAGTTTATTTCTTTTTTTATCAGGTCTGTTCATAGCAAAACCTCTATAACCTCTACGTTTAAAATAATAAAGTAATCTTGGTTTATTGTTTTCTGCTAGTATTGGCATACCATAAAATACGCAAGCCATAAGTACATCTTCAAAAAATATTTCAGCTGTTTGTGGACGAGCGATATACTCTAAGAAAAAATGATTTGGTGGAACTTCTTCCATGCTAAACTTAGTTAAACCATGCAAAGCTCCATTAGAACCTTTACCGTCAACTGTACCTGATATATCATATGGATCACAACCAAAAGCGCCACAATGCTCGTTACCAGGATAATTAACTCCGTTCTTTATAAATCTTTTGTTTTGCAACTGTAAAGGTGGTACCCATGTTATAAAAAACCTACCTTGTTTGCTTGGCGCAAATATAACTCTAGTGTCTTTTTCTCCATTTTCCCATTGAAAATTACCTTGCGTAACTGATAAAGAGTTTTTTAAATCTTCATTAAAATCTATTTGTTGATAAATTTTAGTTAGATTAAATAAAGACATTTTAGATTCATCTCTAAACGCGTGTTTAGTCGTGCGAGGAAACTGTCTATAAAATTCATTCAATCCATCTTGGTCATCTTTAAGACCTTCTACTTCATTATCCCAGTATTCAATAACCCCAGTTTTGATTGGTGTTCCATGAGGTCCATACACTTTTTTTGATGGTGTTTTGAAGACAGGGTGGCCATAAGAATCAATGTATCCCTCGTAATTCCATTCCATAGGAATGAACAAAGAATAGAGTCCTGAACGAGTTTGTCCATTGGCATTTCTTTTTGTAACATCTGAGTCATCATATAATTTTTTAAAATTTCTACCACCTTTATCTAAAGCGTTTGATGTTGATCCCATCATACACTTACCTATAATTCTAGAACCTAGTCTAAGGGTGGTTTTCGTAACACGCCAGTTGTTGAGGATGTTGTTCGGCCTTTCCCACTTCCCCGACTCATCGTGGACGAGGAGCTTGAGTTTCTCTCCATCGTAGGCGTTATCCCCCGTGTTCTTCCAGTCGATTGTGGTGTCCAAACCCGAGAGGGTTTCACCGGCTTCATCGCTGGTCTTGACGATACTTCTTCTTGTGAACTTGGACGCGGGTACTCTGTAGGCAAGCTCGGTCTTTGGACGGTCCATTCCGTCCTGGATGGGCTTGAAAAAGAATGGATAATTAACGGATATTGGTACAACCTTGTCGGTAAACATCTTCTTAGCATCGGCGCCAGATTTGGACAAAATCCCAAAACGTGCGTCGGTTGATATGGTCGCCATATTAACGCATTCTCCGGATGCCATAAACGAAAAGCCTGAACGTCTATTCTTGAGATAGGACATACCGTAACACCTGGTGTCTGCAACACACGCGGCCCAGAATATGAAAAAGAGACGGTTGGCCTCTCTAAAATCTGGCTGCCCAACATCAATCTTGGACCACTGCAAGTACATATAATGAGTGCCAGTAATGTAAGTAGGGATACCTTTATTAAAGTACCAGAAACCTTCTTCTCTACGAGCAAATTCTTCATCAATGTAATCATACCATTTTTCTTTAAAGTCTTCTGGATATTCTCTCCAGTCAAACACTGTTTTTATTTTACTTAATACTTTAGGATAATCAAACCTAGTCCATTTGTCTTCTTCAAACTTATAAACATTGTTTTGTTTAGGTAAAGCTATTTTAAGATTTTGTATTTCATAAATCTCTCCAATTTGTCCAGTCTTAGATATAACAACCATATCATGATCTTCGTTATATCCATACTCCCATTTTTTATACCTATTAGTTCTGCTAAGAACTTTAGGTTTAATATAATCAGGTAATATTTTATATAAAGTTTGCTCGTACATTATTTAGATCTTCCTTCAGCAAAACCACGAAACGTAGTTTCTTTTTTAACTTCTTTAGGTTTATCTTCTAGCAAGTTTTTTTCTTCTTCAATACGATTAAGTATTTCAAAACAATCAAATATAGCTAGCTTTTTTGTAGCAGCAGCATTTTTAAGTCTGTCAGCTGATATGTCATCATCTGAATCTACTATAGGTTCTTTTGCAACCTTAATTAATTCCTCAACTGCTACTTGCCCAGCTTGGATTATATTCAACTTCGTTTCCTTCGTGTTCATATTTTATAACAATATCATTTGATTTCATACAATATAGTCTTTCCTTTTCTACTAAAAATTCCCATTCACCGTTAGGTGTATAACCTACAAGGTCACCTGGGTTGATTTTAAGCTTGTTTAAGGAGCTATTGCCATATTTTAATATACCAATAAGACTTGCTTCTTTATCTAATGTTAGATCGTCTTTGCTTTTTATAGGTTTTATAAAACACCTATCACCAAAACTGTTCCAACCATCAGAGTTTTTATATAAATATATTTGATCAATAGCACAAAAATAAAGATCATCTTTAAAATAAGATCTGCTCTTTTTCTTTTGACCTTTCATATTGTAAAAAGTTCTAAACACGTTTTGATGTATAACTATAACGTCACCTTTTTTTACTTTTGTAGTAAAAGCTAAAGGTGTTTCTACAACTATAGCTAACCTGTTTACAAATTTCCAGTTTTCTATTTTAGTATTAACAACCACGTCAACACCGCTTATTTTAACTGTATTACTATACTTATCACCCAAAGGCTGTATAATAAAATCATACAAACTTTTCATTAATACTCTAAGTCAAATTCAACTGATATTGCCATGTTAGAATTAAATTTTTTCCATGGCAATACTTCGTTGTTTTTTTTGATGTATATATTATAAGAATTGTCAGCATCTTCAAATAGTATATGAGAAATTTCATGACCACCATAAACTTGTTGACCAACAGCATAATGCATTGCGTCATTTTTATAGTCTGATCCAATGCTAATTTTTCTAATATTATTTTGCATCTTCCTCTACTATGTCTTCGTAACTTCCATCTTGCAGATTGATGTTAATTTGACCGTACTCTTCTTCTAATTCTTTTTTAGTAGAATCAATTTCTTTACTTAAAGCTTCGATTTCTTTTGATACATTACTTTTTTGTACCTCAAGAACACCTACTGTTCTAAGCATTTCATTTAATTTACCTTGTTGTTCTTGCAATAATTTTAACTGTTCTTCAGTGATCATTGCTTTTACTGTTTCTTCTGATTTTTTCATTTAATTTAATTTAATTATTAATTTACTCTTACTTATATAGTTACTTGTATATTACTTATTTACATATAACTATATCAGCATCTGTTATTGTAGTTAAACTAGTTATATAATCTACAGCTATTGGTAGGTATTGTCCAGCTTGTACTTTAAACTCTATTGATTGAGCTGCTACTGGAACACCAGCGTTTACAGAAGTTATAACAAACTCTGCTCCTGTTTGACCAGCTCCAGTTTGTGTAGGGGTTATTATATCACCTACATTGTATCCAGAACCAGCTGCAACTACAGTAGCTCCTGTTATAGCTCCACCTGTTTGAGTTATTGCAACAGTTAAACCTTGTGACATGTTGTTGCTGCATGTAGTAGGTACAGTTCCATTAATGTAATTAGAACCTCCAGACTTTATTTCTAAAGTTAGCACTGAACTTAAAGTTACTCCAGTTGGTATTACATTTAAGCTACCAGCAACGCCACACCATACTACTGAACCGTTTAAGTTTGTTCCTAAATCACCTGTTTGGTTTTCAAAAACCCAAGCTGGTAATCCATTTGGAGTTCCTGTTTTACCTACAGCTCTCATAGCTTTTCCAGCTATGCCACTATCTATTCCGAATTTACTCATTATTGTTATTTTTTACTTATTGATTTAAACTTTTCCGCGCCTCGTGAACCAAAATACGCTACGTAGACTGTTGTTGTTAGAGTTTTTAATAAACTTATCCACTCTTGTTCTACTGTAAATGATAATGCTTCGTGGCTATCAACCCATATAAAAGCAATTGTCATTACAGATAAAAATATTAAAGACATTGGTCGTGTGTTTTTACTAAGCCATGAATCTGACTTCATGTCACTTTCCCAACGTTTACTTACTTCTTGCATTTCAATCATATCTTGTTCTAATAATTTTAATGCTTTTTCTTTGTCCTCTACAGGTAGTACAGGATCTTTGTGTATTAAATTTTTTACTAAACCAAAAACTCCAGCATCGGGTAATACATCACCGGCTAGATCTAAAATACCTGGCGCAGCTTTGCTTAAAAATGCACCGACTTTAGTTTGGTTAAATTTCTTTTTACTCATTATGATCTTTTATATGCTTCAGCTTCCCATGGTAAGTCTTTAGCGCCCTCTGCCATATCAGCTCTTGAGTATGTTTTACCTTTCCAATAAACGTTTTCGTTGTCGTAGTCTAAATCACCACGCTCCATTTGCTCAATATGTATCTTTTCATGAGCAACCACATCGTCTATTTGGCTTGGGTCTAAGTCTTTATTTATAATTATAGTACCGTTATTATTAGCTTTACCCATAACACCTTCTTCCATATCAACGTGATAAATAGGAGTATTATCTATTTTATAAGGAGGGTTATTTAGTTTAAAAGCCATATTATTTTTTATAAGGTAATATTTTGTTTAAAGCATCCCTGCGACTTTGACAGCCGCAAGGAATGTTTAAACCTTTTGATACATTATCAACTAATCTTTTGATACCAGAAGCTTTAGTAAACTTCTCTATGTCATCTCCTAATCCTCTAGACCTCATGTTAGTTGTTATGCTATTACTATTGCAGTTATCTTAACGCCTGTACTGTTTTGTACAATTGACATGATACCACCTGGGTTAGCAGTAATTGCTTTTTGAACAGCTTCTGCCCATTCTTTAGCTTTTCCAGTTACAGTAAATAAGAAACTTTTTCCAATGCTATTGTAAACTGTGAATTTGTCTGCGCTTCCAGTACCGTTAACTAAACCTTGTTGTACTGATACGATTCCTCCTAATAGTAAGTCTCCTACGTTAGCCACACCTATGTCTGCAGCTTTAATTTTAATGTAATTTGCCATAATCTTTTTTTGTTAAATGTTAAATGTTAAATGTTAAATGTTAAATGTTTTAATTGAGTTTTATACAGTTCTCTACTGTTAATTTCTTGGTTTACCTGATTTAAAATGAGAATCCATAAATCCTTCGTCTTCAAATTTTTTACCATCATGCATTTCCATTGGACTGTGGTGATTTTTAATTGGTGAAGAACCCATCGATCCACTCATGTGCTTTAATATCATTGGTCTTCCTCCGCTAGCATCTTTAGCTACAGGGTTATCACTTATTAAATTTGATCTTTCAGTTTTAACTAATTCGCTTTTGTAACCTTTGTTTAAGTTTTTGTTTGGTGATCCGTAATCCATAGTTTTATTTTTTAAATTTTTTGTTATCGTATTTTAAGTCTCCAGCTAATCTTGAAATGTGTTTTTCATCAGCTGTCATATTTTTATCACTGTGACCGTGTTTATTATCATAATCAATATCTTCTTTAAGATATGTCATATGAGCTTCGTCATCTTTTTTAGTTGCTTTGTAATTAGAGGCTGTTACTTTAGTGTCTTTACAACATCTAGCGTTACCAGTGTATTCTCCGTAATGTCCTTTGTGTGCCATTTTATCCGTATTTTTCTTTATATTTTGCTAGTTCTTTTTCTAGCATTGTTTGTTTTTTTGTAACTTTTTTATCAGCTTCTATTTGAGCATCAGCTGCTCTACCTGCTATATCGCTAGTCACACTATAATATCTAGTACTTTTGTCTTCTTCGTCTTTGTGACTAAGTCTATTTTTTCTTCTAGTAACTCTATCAGCTAATCTATCAGCTTTATGTTGGCTGTCTTCATTTATATAAGAGTTTATAGCGTTTTGAACAGAACCAACAGCCTTTTGAATAGAAGCTATGTTAGACACATAAATATCACCAACACCACCTCTTTCATAACTATTAAGTACAGGTGACGTAGCTCTTGTTTTTTTCTCAGTAAATACTTTTTGAAATGGTGAACTCATATTTATTTATTTTTACAACCAAAGTTATTTGCGTAATTAGCCATTTTAACTACTTCTTCGCTGTAGTTATCTTTTTTAGACATTACAGATGATGCAGCAGAACAAGCGTCTTTAAAACCGTTCTTTTTAGCCCATGCTGTAAATTTACCTTTATTCTCTGGTTTAATTTCAGGAAATCCTTCTTTATAAAATGGAGATCTCATTTATTTAAAAACTTTAGCTATTGTTGATATAGGCCCAGCTTTATACATTGTAGGTGCTTTTAGTATTTCCATACCAGTTATACCTGAGCTTGACCCTACGCCATGAGCTCTACCTTCTTGGTTTAATGGCCCGTCCCAAACATGAGATTCACCTACTATACCTACTTTAGTTCCAGGTTTTAATTTTTCCATTGAAGGATCGTATTTTCCGTGATGTGACATAATATTTATTTTTATTTATTTTTTAGTTTCATTTTACAACTTCCTTTGTATCTTTTCAATAAAGCACTAGATACAGAAGCAGGGTTGTTATCACCCATCATAGATTCTTGAACTTCTGTTGGATCTATCATTGGAACTTGTGTAGGATCATTAGCAATATTACTAG